TTAGCCTGTCTGTGATGTCAAAGAATCTGTCACCACTTAGGGTGTATTCGGTGTTGTCTAGCACACCTCTAACTGGGTCATCGAGTAGAAAACTGTTCGGGTCCCTTGCTCCAAGGTTTAGACCAAGCTCGACCTTGACTGCCGGTGCTGCCATTAGGCACCTTGCCAGACAGCCCCAGAGCTTCGCTCGTAGGCTTTGATTGCGTCAACGATTGACTTACCAATAGTCGCGCCTGAGCCAACCCCACCATTGACATTGATTGTGTAGTTATTAGTGGTTCCACCACCAAAGTCTTTCATCTTGTTTAGAGGGATAACAGCCTCAGCCTGTCCACCCTCAGCGATGTTGGCAAGCACTCCACCTGGGCGTGGCATTACGATTCCACCCTCGGCAAGTCTTGGGATTTGGACATTTGGAATAGTCGGTATCTGGACATTGATGCCGATTGCCTTACCAGCACCTAAGACTCTGTTGATGAGGGTTAGTAGTCCATTGACACCAGCAATAATGAAGTTGATGTAGCCCTCGATAAAGCCAAGCACCCCATTGAGTGCGCCTCTTGCGATACCACCTAGAGTGTCAAACACAGCAGCAAAGAAACTACCGATTTGGTTTAGTGCTGTCTTGAATCCAAAAACAAAGCCAACAAGCCAAGCACCAATGTCGGCAAATAGCTTCTCCCAGCCACCATACAGGTTGACTAGGTAGTTGATTAGAATAACAAGACCTGCCACTAAAGCAGCAATAAGAGTTATGACCTTTACGATTGGGTTGGCGTTCAAGGCAAAGTTCACAGCAAGGATAGCCACAGCAAGACCGGCAAAGATACCAGCAAGCACAGCAACTACGCCTGAGTTCTCAGCAACGATGTTAAAGAAACTAACAATGGCTGGAACTACTAGCTGAAGCAATGGCAAGAGTGCTGTTCCAATGGACTCGCTCATCTCACCAAAGGCAAGTGCCATTTTAGCTGAGTCTGTCGCGGTAGCAGCAGCAGCTCCACCAACCTGAGTTTCAAGTTCTTTCAGGATAATTTCTTGAGCGCTAGCAGCGTCACCAGCTTCAACAAAAGTCTTAATCATCTTTTCTTGTTGCTCGCTTAGTTGGACACCAACCTTGCGAAGTGCGCTTACACCTTGAATTGGATCCTGCAAGGCTTTACCAAGCCTGACTGCGTTGTCCTCACCCGTGCCACCAAAGACTGCTGCCATGTCAAAGGCCGCGATAGTCGCTCTGTCAAAAGCACCACCAGCGGTATCAGCGGTGACAGCAAGATTTTTGAATGTGAGTAACTGTGCCTGGGTTGACTTGATTAGCTCATCGTCAACGGCGATCTTATTCATCGTTTCATCGGCAAAGGCTTTGAGTCTGTCGGTTACATTTTTCGTGTTAGCACCAAACAGATTCATAGAATCAGCTACGCTGTCAAGTCTGTTGTTAGCGACCTCAGCTTCTTCAGCGGCTCTTACGGCACCAACAGCCATGCCAGTCAAAGCTGTCAGACCGATTATTGCGGCTGGTGCAAGGGTGCGAGATACAGCAGCAACCTTTTCAAGGGGTGTGCTAAGTCTGTCTAGCTCTCTTGTTAGCTTGTCAAATCCAGCACCATTGAAGTTGCTGAGGATGTTGATGTTAATTGACATTACTTACCACCCTCAATAGTCAGGGTGCGATTCACTCTGTCCATGTATTCCTGGACTCCAGATAGAACGCTTTGCTGAATCATTGGCAACTGACCTTCAGCCTCAGACCAAACATAGCGAGATGGTCTGCCACCTAGTGCGCTAATCATTGACTTACCTTGAGTGGTTACTGTATGCCTTCTTCGAGTGCCACGCCAGTCATAGAACTCTGTGATGGGCTTGCGTACTTGGTTCTTTTTACCTGCCATGTCAGCGATGTTGAAGGCAGCCCCGCCGAACTTGACAGATAGCAAAGGTGTTGCACCTGTCACACCTTTACGAGCATTACGGCCTGAAACCTCAGTCTTGAAAGTGCCTGGCTTCCAAGCTGTGCGACCTCGGTGGTTTCTAAAGCCTGAGATTGGCGCGGTCATGGGAGAACTCATGATCACGCGATTACCCAAGATGTCACCAGTGCGCTTCATGTGAGCGCGGATAGCAAAGAATAGGTCTTGGTCAACCTTGCGGATTTCGGCAAGGGTTTCCCTAATTCCGTACACCTCGATTGAGTGTTGAACTTTCATTTTCTACCTACGCTTATTCATGGCTTCTGATTTACCCTTCAGATACATCTGCATGGTAAACAGCATCCGTTCGGATTCCTGCATCAGCACCGATGGTGCAATCCCTGTTTCACAAGCTAAGGCTGCAATAAAAAGGTGGGAGCTCTTATCTCCCAGTCCCTTTATTCCTTTACTTTTGGGTTTGTGTCGTCACCCTCGATGTTCTCAAGGGAATCCACAAAGTCCTCAAAGCTCTTGTCAGTTTGCTTCTTGCGGCGTAGGGCGTTCCAAACAATGTAGGCAAGGTAAGTAAGGCGTGGGTCTTTCTGGATCGTTGTTACAGCTAGGTTGAACTTATCCTCGAAAGCGATAAAGTCCGGTGTGCCACATACAACTGATTCCTTAGAACCATCTACAAACTCAACTTTGAAAGGGATTTGCATGGCTCTACGCTGTTGCTCTAGTGAGTGCTCCCGTTAGCGGCCACGAGATACTGACTGTTGCCAGGTCTCCTACTGTGGAAGCGTAGGGGGTGTACTGAGTTACAAGGAAAGAACCTGAATAGCTAGGGTTGCTTGAGTTTACAGTTCCTGAAGTTGGAACTACAACAACAGTCGCGTTAGTACCTAGTAGAGGCCAAAGGATTGAGTCAAGTGCGCCTGAAGCAAAGTCCTGGTGAAACTCTAGGGTGATTGATCCAGACTTTAGTCCGGCAATCCTAGTGCGCCACTCAGAGCCAAACGCTGTGGTTTCCTGCTCGTCAATTTCGATTGGTAATTCAACAGATGCTAGCGAGGTGCTGAGGTTAGTTCCGTTGATGGTGACTTTATAGTCGGTTGCTACGAATTTTGCCAATTTATGTTTCTCCTAATCGGCAAATACATCAACAGCAAATTCAGCCGCTAAGTAAGTGCCCTCATTCATTTGGATGGGTGTGTAATTTGTCATTTCAGTCACTCGGCAATCATAGGCGTAACCACCAAGTGTCTTATCTGATTCTACTGCGTTCTTGATACTTGAGGTGCCTGTGCTAGAGCAGAAGGCATCAAGCGATCTCTGCGCGTACTTTTCTGCTGCCCTGCCAACAATGACAACAACAGAAAACTTGTAAAGCGTAAGACCCTTATTGAAGGCTTGGTTATAGTCCACACTCGTTGGCCTTACTAGGGCAATAGGTGGGTTTGGGTTATCGGGCATTTCTGCGCTAGTGCGTAGTCCAGCGATTGTCCCAAGGTTGGTGGCAATAGCCGTTCTTAGCTGGCTGATGAGTGCCACTATGCAAACCTGATTCTGCGGTAAGGGCTCACTAGCTGTGCAACATCTGGGTCGAGCTGGTTGCTGACTCGCATGATTCCGATGTCAGAGATACCTGCCACACCTAGTGGGCTGTCTAGTCGCTTGTAGATTCGGCTGGACTGAATCACACAGGCTTGGGTTACAGCGATTGGAACTGCTGACCAACCCCAAGTGCCGGTGACCTGGACAGTTGCCTCACCTTCCCATTGAGTAAACAAGTAGTCACCAACAGCGCGGATGTGAGTGTATGAAGTAGGCAAGCCATCAACTCTGCCGTTTAGTGGCTCAAGCTGGTAGTCGTTAGCAGTCCAAGTTTGGTCAAAGCTTCCGTCATCATCTGACTTGGTTTTGAGGTCAGTCAATGTAATTAGATCGTCAATCTCAACCTGAAGGTAATCCATCGGGGTAAAGATTCTGGTTGCTGTGCCTAGAGCTGAGAAGCTGCGGTTGGTGTATCCGTCAATCGCGCGAGAGCCTGACTCAATAGCCATTTCTAGCAGAGTGTCATCAACTGTGTCTGTGATTCTTAGTGCTGCCTTGACTTGATTTAGTGAGGCGTAGCCTTGAGTAATAGCCATAATATTCCTATTCTACTGCTTGCTAGATACGCTCTAAAAGCCTAGCTCTTGTCTAACTTTAGCGATGTGTGCGAAACCTATTTGGTCATTTGAGGCTGGCCTACCAACGCCACTCATTGTGACCCTGCCATAACCTAAGTCATGGACAATTCTAACTGTTGAAGCATGAAAGGGTTTAGCACCAGCAGCAACACAGCGAATGTAAAGCTCCCAGTCATCGTAGATAGCACCCTTGGTGTGTCCACCTGTGCGCTCAAATAGTTCTCGTTTGATAGGTGCAGCACCAGGGCAAGTCATCTCATAGGGTAGCTTTTCAGGTATCCAGCGACCTTCCATGATTGAGCCGTTGTGCTTTATTTGTAGC